GTCTACTGCACCTTCAAATTCAGGCTTAAGTTTAATGATAGCGTATAGAGCAGAACGGTCTGCACCTGCTACATATTCATCACCTGCGATTTGAACTTTACCTGCTGATAAAGGTTGTTTACCTGCATTACGAGCTTCTTTAGAAGCGTAGCCATAGAATGTTACTTCTGTGCCTTTACCTTTAAAGTCCTCTTGAACTGCTCCAATGTTCCAATAATGACAATCTACGCCATAGTCACTTGGTATTGCTTTTAATAATGCCATTTTCTTTCCTCTTAAGTTATCCTACTAATAATCGTCTTGTTGTTCCACCACTATCTTTAATAGTGATATAACCTGTTGGGGTTAATATAGTTCCTGTATATGTACCAAATTGTACTACACCTGCACCTTTAGGTGTTAGTGTAATGTCAATGTCTGTGTCTGTTCCTATAGCTGAAAATGATGGTGCTGAACCTGCGGCAGAACCTGTTGCTTGTAAATTGTTTACAGCAGACGCAGTTCTAGAAATTGAGAACTGAACAACACCAGCATTAGAGTCTGAACAGAAGGAATGTCCTGATGTTCCTTTTGCCAAATATAACCCACCAATATTTCCATCAGAACCTTCAAATGAAATTCTAGGTCTATTAGTTGTAGTCGCACCCGTCACCTGCACATAATTAACTGCTGATGCTGTGTGGGATACTCTTGCTTGAATGTTTGCAGATGCTCCATTTGTAGCAAAGTTTATATTGCCTGTGCCTGTAGACAGTAAAGATAAATCAATGTTAGTATCTGAACCTTCTGACCTTACTAATGCTCTTGAACCTGAAGCACCTCCTGATATACCTACATAATTTGCATTTACTCCACCGCTATTAAGAAGTCTTAATGTTTCGCCATTAGGTGTAAAAAATTTTAATGCCGAACCAATACTTCTAACAATTGGGTCACTACCCACAGTAGCATAAGCAGCCGCACCACTACCACCGCCACCACTAAAGGTGATTGTAGGTTGTTCTATGTAGCCTGAACCTGCGTTGGTGATTGTGAATGTTGAAAGTATGCCAAAGTTAAGTGTGAATGTAGCACCTGTTCCAGCTCCTCCTGTAACTGACGCAGGGTTAGTAGGAGCAGCAGTATATGTACCTGTAGATGTAGCTGTTACAGCAGTAATTACGCCACCAGATACAGCAGATACAGTACAAGTTCCTGCACTTGTAAATGTTCCACCTACCATTGTTAATACATTGCCTACAGCATATCCTGTGCCACCATTTGAAACTGTAAATGATGCAACACCAATGGGTACTGTTGCTGTGGCTTGAACGCCACCTGCTGTAGTTGGAGCTGATATAGCGACTGTAGGATTTGTTGTATATGAGCTACCTACACTTGTCCTTGTAATAGCTGTTACTGTTCCACCATTACTTATATTTACACCACTACTACCTGCGGCTAGGTCTATAGCACCTGTGCCTTGTGATTGTATAGCTAATGAAACATTGGTGTCAGTACCTTTTGCAGAAAATATAGGAGTTGTTGTTGTAACTGCACCTGCTGCACTAATATAGTTTACTTGATTAGCACCAAATCTTGCTGTTCCTTGCAATACAATTTCACCAAGACCTTTTTTCTGTAGAATAAGAGCTGCGTCTGCACTAGAACCTTGAGTTGATATTGCTGGCCCTGCTGATGCTGAACCTGTAGCCGCACCTGTTACTTGAACATAGTTTACAGCAGAAGCGGTGTGGGAAACTCTAAATTGGTCAATTCCAGATGTTGAGTTAATTGTAGCATTAGTTTTAAACTCTATAGTGTTTCCATTAATATTGCCTATAGATGTTGTGCCATTAGAATTTTGGAAAAACAATCTTGCTGACGCAGTTGCAAGTGCAGAGTTTGATAATACTAATCCTGTAGCACCATTTGCTCCTTGATTGACATATACACTACCAGTACTTAAAGAACTTAATGTTAAGTCTGTAGTTGTTGCTGTGACTGATGGTGTGGTGACAGATGTAAACCTACCTGTAGTAGCTGTAGTAGCACCTATAGTGGTGTTGTCTATAGTGCCACCTGTGATAGCTACAGCAGTTGCATTTTGTTCTGCCATTGTGCCTACACCTGTGAGTGTGTGGTCATTGTTCCAGTCGCTAGGTAAAACTATGTTAGCTAGAGTTGTGCCTGGTGGAAAGTTACCTAAGGCTATCTGCTCATCTAACTGGGCTTGTGTCCAGTCAGTAATGCTATTAGTTTTATTATGCTTAACTATTACGGTCATACAACACCTTGTGCTTTACCATCAGCACTACGAATGATTTGTTTAGGTCTGTTTAAAGTTTCTATGGTTTGTTGGTGGTTCATAGTTTGTTGTTCTACTAACCTTGCCATATTAGCGTTTATAGCCTCTACAAGCCCTGCTAACGCATTATTAGGTTGCTCTGAACCATATTCATCCATGACTGTGAATGTGTCAGCATTAGCACCTTTAATGTTCATAGATGTAGTCTTGATATCTTTGTTAGCTTGTAACTCAGCTATCATAATTTTAGTATCGTTTTCTAGTTTAGCTTTCCACTCATCAAACGCTAGTTGACGTTGTTTCATGTCATAGTCAGCAGCATCTTTACGTTGACGTTCTTCTAGTTCAGCAGCCTTACGAGCATTTTCGCCTTGAACTTTCATAGCATCTATTTCTTTTTGAGCTTGAATAGCTTGTTCTTCTATAGATGGACCTTGTGGCTGTGGTGGTGGACTGTTAGCTGGATTAACCCAGAACTCTTCAGGGTTCTTAAAGCCTGCGTTCTGTGTAAGTTTAGCTAAAGCATTGTATATCTTCTCAGGACTAGTAATACCAATTTGGATAGCTTCTTTTTGCATTTGTAAGATAGACATAAGATGGGTAAGTTGTTGGTCTTTATTACCAGCACCTAAGCCTACAGAGATAGATAAGTCTTTACGAGCTTTCCATTCTCTTGGGTCTACTTCTACCCACTTGTTACGCATACGAACAATGTCAGGTTTAGTAAGTGTTGTTCTTACCAAGTGATGCACTAACATGAATAGTTCTTTTACACCTGTTTCTGCAAATGTTCTAGCGACTAGCTCAATACGTTGTTGAGCAGCGTTCATAATCTGTGCTACACCGGTAGCAGTCTTGTTAAGGCTATTAGAATCTAAGCCTTGATTATAAGCTGTGATACCTGTTCTCTTCTCTTTCATAGAGTCCATGTATTCAACCATACCGAATGATGATGCTGGTAATGGTGGATGTGATAAAGGCATGATGCCTGAACCTGGGTCACCTTCTACACGAACAATACCACCTGGACGTGATGTCAACATATCGTCTAGGTTTACTCTATCAGAGATAGCATAACGACCATTGTTAGCTAGATACATGTTATCTAACTGACCACGAATAAGCGTAGACTTAATAAGCTGGATGTCCATAGTCAAGTCAGCATAAGAACGACCGATATGTCTATGTGGCATTATCATAGGTGTGATACATGCGAAAGGAACATACTCGCATTTCTCTTTGTATAGAATAGTGTTACCTAATACAACGACTCTATATCTTTCACCATCTAACTTAATGTATGTGTCTTTAATTAAACCTTCTTCTGGTGCAATAGCTCTATCATATTCTTCATCATAGATATCACGAGCATTAGACTCTTCTTCAAACGTATCTCTTACGTCTGACATAATTGACTTGATATATTCTAGTGGCTTGTCAAATGCTTCAGCAATACTAGCTAACTGCATGACTTCTCTATGCTGAACAAAAGTAGCGTCTTGTAGATTAGGACCTGATACTTCTACAGATACCATAATGTTTTCAGGAGCTACGTTATCAATGTAGATTTCAGTCTTGCTTTCTGTAACCTTGAGCTTAACGTCATGTAACATAGGTTGCATGATTAAAGATGGGTCTTGTCCAGTAGCCATTGCTTGTTGGATAAGTGCATCCATGTTGACAGTTGGGTCAGGATAAGCTGTGTGTTCTAATACTTCTGTAGTATCTTCTGATGCCAACATCTGTAGTTGTGCATCTGTAAGACCTTTGTAATCGTATTCTTCTGTTTCGTTCTCTTCTTCAGAATAGACTTTTACATATCCGTTCTTAGATAGTAATGCGTCTTTAAACCATACATAGAATACTTTGAACCCTTCGTTCTTTTCCATAACGATATGGTTAATGTAATCTGTTTCTTGGTCTGCTGCATCTTGGTCTTCTGGACCTTTAGGGTTGAACTGAACAACCTTATCACCAGCTACAAAGACTTTAAGTAATTGTGGTAATGCTGCTTCAATCGTATCTTGAACGTCATAAGATACAACTTGTGAACGACCTTCTTCTTCGTTACCAAACTTTTCACCTAGGTAATATTCAATTGCTGTTGCTCTGTCATCCGACAATGATGAGTCATTTACACCATAGGCAATAGATTCCTGTTGCTCTATCTGTGCAATGATTTCCATATCTTGTATCTTCATTAAATAATTCCTATACTAAATTTATTGCTTTTAGAGAAATTCTCAGATGCTGGTATAACTTGTAAGTTTTCAATTACATGTAAACCACATACTAATTTATTGTTAAGTGGAATAATATGGTCAACGTGCCATTTAAAACCAAATATTTTAGTTCTTAATGCAGATAATTCGTATGCTTGTTCAATGAGCCACTTGTCATCTTTTGTAAGCCATTTTGGCATAGCTTGCCTTCTTTTAGCTTGAAATATTCTTGTTATAGATGCTACTTTATGCTTGTTATTTTGACGCCATTTTTTACTGAGTTTATTAACTACATCTTTATTATTTGCATACCATGCTCTATTCATTTCTCTGCATTTATCTATATTTTGTTCACGGTATCTTTTCTTACCTTTTAATATAGCTTCTCTGTTATTAACTTTATATTGAGCCATTTTAGCTAGTCTATCATCTCTAGCATTTAGATAATTTCTTTTCCCCATAGCAGAATGACATGACTTACATTTACCCTGTAAACCATCTGAATTACCAATATGTTTATGGAATAAAGATAAGTCTAATGTTTCTTTACATATTTTGCATTGTTTAGTCATTTTATACTATACCCCGGTTCGCATATTGTATCTTCTCGCCACCCCAAGATTCATTCTTCATTTGGTCTACAGATGTAGCCATATATCTAAATGCGTCAGCACCATGAGAGTATTCGTCATGTAGTGGTGCACCTGGTTCGTTTGTAGCTGAGTTGATTGAACGCTTATAATTCTTTAAACACTCTAGCAATCTACTTGCACTCTTATCAAAGTAACACTTATGGAAGTGCATCCTTGCTAGTTTAATACCTGATTCTATACTTGCTATTGGGACAAT